GAAAAGTTTTCTCCTCAAAAAGCTAAAAAAATAGAAATGCGTAATTTCTTTATTTCGAAGATTGATGGGTGTGAATTATACGTGAATGATATCTATCCTGATTACATATTTTACATTAAAAATATCAATGGAAATAATGAGATTTTAATGGAAAAAAGTGAAAAAAACAAGACGTTTTATATAAAATATACCGGTATTTGGTCAGTTTTCGAGAGCCTGTACCTACTTGAATACTCTGATATTCAATCATTTACACAGATTGCCCTTGAAGAGCTCCTAAAATTACAAGGGTATAAAACTCTCCGCGGGATTCAATGCGTACATTACGGCCTTGAAGAGCTCCTAAAATTACAAGGGTATAAAACACGGCATCGGGGACAGGCTATTTTGCAAGTCCTTGAAGAGCTCCTAAAATTACAAGGGTATAAAACTGATTGCCCTACAACAATACTTTTTCCTTCCCTTGAAGATGGTCTAAAATCTAACGATTAAAAAACTTCGCAACTTTCTGAACACCCATTGCTTATATCTAAGTCATTGCCATTAATATCGAATTGTTCATATTTTGTAGCGTCGTCCATGGCTTTTTCAAATGGTTCCTTGCTTAAATCTATTATTTCCTGAGCCATCATATTTTTTCTGAAAAATCTTAATTTTTTTTCTGTATTTCCATATTTTTCTTCCATTCTTTTAGGAAAATCAAAATATTCCGGATTTTCAACAGCTATAGTAAGATGTTTTCTTAAACTTTTTTTCCAACACCACTTACAGTTTCCTTGATAACCTTTAAGTTCTAATCTGAATGGCATTTGATTCCAAAAGAAATTTATTTTTTGTTTTGTCATCGGCATAATTGAAACCAATGGATAAAAAAGTTTTTCTTCTGCAAATTTTTCATTTACCCGGTCTATCTCATCTACTCTGATTCCGATTGCTGTTTCATAGTCTCTTTTTTTCCAACCAATAGACCTGGCATAATGTTTTATTGGAACCTGTTTTAACTCCCTTGTGCAGTGTGGAAATTTTATACTTGGTATTGTGTATTTTTTTATTACTTCTTCAAATGGTTCGCCTTTGCGACTAGCAGTTTCGAATGTTACGATTTTACTTTTTGTTCCTTTTCCTTTTTCAGAAACAACATCTGCCTCAATCCAAACTACTGGAAAACCAAAATGGTCAGAACATTTTTGAACGAAGTCTAAAGTTTGTTCATTCTCTTCTCCAGTGTTGGCAAATACAAAAATCATATCATATTCATCTTGCTTATTCTTCCAAAGCCACTGAGCCATAAAACCAGATGTTTCACCTCCACTAAAACTTACTAATAATTTTTTTTTCATTTATTTAAAATCACAATTTTCCTTGATCCAATTAATCCAATTTTCAGACACCCTATTAACTGATTCATATTCTTCTTCGGTCATCACAGGTTTTATTATTGTATTTTTCGCAATGACTAATGGTGTTATTTTTCCAAAAATATATTCTGAATTTATTGATTCTTCTTTTTTCATTATAATTTAATTATATAAAACTTTTACATCTTCTCCTTTTTCTATTGAAATTCTTCTTTCTCTATGTTCATCAAGCATGTATTTGTATTGATTTTCATTGTTATTACATAATGTAGGATTTGATTTATATTGACAAAAGAAACAGTCTTTTTTTCTGTCAACACATTTAGCTTTTTGAAAGTCTTTATTAATGTGTATATCTCGTAATGTGTTAGCCACAAGAGTTACTGCTTCATTAATGTCATCATTCGTTGAGAAGATTTCTACCGGCTGTATAGCTCCAAATCCTAATTCTGGACATTTTTTGCTTTTTAATCGATTTAGAACAATGTATTTACAATCAATTTCATCCATAGGTACATTGAATTTTCTTGAATAAAAATATTTATATAATCTCATTTGAGCCACAAATATTTTATCTTTCTTTTTCTTTTGTACATCCCACTGTTCGGAACTGGACTTCCAATCAATAATTAATATTCTTCCAGTTTTTTTATCTTTTAAAATCAAATCTATAAATCCTTTAAAATGAAAATTATTAAATAAATTTTCATAAAGAAGCATTTCTACGCCTATCAAATCGTATTTTTCAAGTATTTTTTCAGTGGATAAGAGTCGTAGTATATGTTCACCTTGTTCAGTGAATGATTCTACGTTTTCATAATCTTTTGTATTCATCATTTTATCCATCATTTCTTTTGTGAAATATTCTTTAAAATGAGCTATTCTTCCTTCTAAATTTATTTTATCTCTAACTCCAATTTCTAAAGCCGAATGTATTGCACTTCCAAATATCAAGTGAATAGACGTAGGAGAAACTGCTAATTTTAAATATTTCTCAAGTAAATGTTTATGACCACATCCTCTGAATTGTGTTAATTCGCTAAAACTTATGTGTATAAGATTAGGATTTTTACTTTTAATCTCTTCGTATTCTGTGTTTTTGTCCATAAATTCAAAAATAACTGGTTTTTATGTTAAAAACAACTATTTATATTATATAAACTAAAAATAATTTACAATGAAACTAAATTTAAAAATGTGGAAAGATATTCTTACCGAAAAAGTTGGTACTGAAAAATTGTATTCTCAAGGAAGAGTGTATTTGTTATTTTCCGTAATAGCTTATTATATAACTTTGGGTTTTGTTACTTGGAAGGCTTTAAAGCCAACAATTGACATAGCCGAGCCAACACTAAATACAATAATAGATGCGTTACAATGGGCAATTTTACTTTTCGCTTCGTATTCTATGGGAACTAAAGTGATTGGCGGAGTTAAAACCGTATTAGGAAAAACACCACAATTACCGCAAGAACCAGTTGTTGTTCCTAAAGATGAAAACGTTGATAACGCCGGAGCATAATTAAATGTTGATTAGCGAATCATATAAAAACAGATTAAGAGAACTTGCTGGAATAAAAATAATTTCAGAAGCAAATGGAGACGATGAAAGAACGGCAGCTTTTGCTATGAGCAATCAAAGAGTTCCTTATAATAAAGATTTAATGATTCAAGCAATTGAAGAAGGTAGAGAAGTTGGTATTTTATTTCAAAGTAATAATGAGAAATATAAAATGCCAGTAGCTAAGTACAGAACAATCTTTCCGGTTTGTTTAGGCACGTCTAAAGCTGGTAAACAGGTAATTAGAGCTGTACATAAAATAGGTCAGTCAGAGTCAGCCGCTTTAAAAACTGGAAAAAGAAGCCAAGAAGTAAAAGACGAGTGGAGAATGTTTAAAGTGTCTAATATTAAATCGATGTGGATGACTGGAAAATTTTTCAGTATTCCGCCAAAAAATTACAATGCAGCAGATAAAGGGATGGTGAACATAGAAGTGGCGGCAGATTTCGATAAAATACAGAAATTTCAATCTGAACTTATTAAAAACATGGGAATTGAGGGTAGACCAAAACCAAATATTATTCCCTTATTTAAAGAACCAGAACAAGTCATAAATCCTGAACAACAAACAGATGCCATAAAAGAACCTAAACCTAAAAAGGCAAAAGGTACAATAACGCCGATAAAGACAATACCAACTCCATCATCAAGAGTTAAAAAAACAATTCCACCACCTCCTACAATAGCAAGAAAACAAAAAAAGAAAGACAACATTTAAGTTTCCTTTTCTTATTTACAGAAGTGGTCGGCTGCATAGCTTGCTGCCCACGAACATGGTTTAACCTCTAAATTAAATCCCAAATATTTCATGTAGTTTTTTGCTTCCTGAATCACGCCTGATGATTTATATTGAATACTTAAGTTATAATCAGAGTGCACCTCAAAATTAATTTTATTTTTCTTTAAAAAAGGTTTAAGATTTCTCACAACTTCGCCGGTTATATCAGTTTCCCTTAATAATCTATATCTGTAATCATACATTTTAGGAAGGTCAAACCTTGATACGACAACGTGTGCACCGTTACCATCTACGTATAATACAATCACAGACACAAACCTTGTGTAAGAAAGATAGCTTTGAGAATCTGTTCCAAAAAAAATGGAAATTTCTTTTTCTATTTTAGAAATCTTTTGTTTTTCCTTTTCTACTGTTATGAAATTTAAAATGTAATCCTTTATATCACAATCAATTTTTGTAAGGTGTTTTTCTTCTCCTTGTTCGGTTTTCCAAACGAAGTTATATCTATCACTTATAACATACTTATTATTAATTGTTTCACCCCAATTCAATGGAGGTGTGGAATTATATAGTAAATCACTCTTTTCTTTTAATTCTTTAAAAAAATCCTTATTATATCTTTTTGCCATTTTATTTCCATTCTTTATAATTATTAAAAAAGGCAGAGAAAACTCCCTGCCTTTGAACAACGCATTGTGGTTAATTGTTCCTATTGCTGTGCATTAAAATGTTCAGCAAGAGCAGTTGTTGATACAACAAATTCTTCTTCTTTTTTTGATTCTTTTTCAGCAGAAGTCATTCCACTTGGATTTTCAACAATTGTCAATCCTTGCTTCCAGTTAGATAATCTTTTTCGGAAACCCATCATTACACTTTCTTGAATTTCGTTACTTTGTGATTGTAATTTTTTAGAAAGTTTTGGTATAATGTTTTTATACCCGGCATGTCTCGCTCTTGATTTAAGCTCAAGAAGCTCTAATTCAATTTCTGCTATTTTTTCTTGTTTCATAATATATTTTTTTATTTCATTTTTCTACAATCAGTTGGAAAAACCTTTATGGAGTTAGCATAGATGTCATAAGTTGCATGAACTATGTCCAATACATACTTTTGGCCATCCGCATCTGATGTTATACATTTTCCTTCTCCATCCGGATGTCTAAATGCTTTCAACACCTTGGATGTTGCATCGTTAAAACTTTCCTGTTCTTCATACACCAATTCTACTGGATTCCATTTTCCAGTTGATTTATTAAATTCTGGCGTTTCAAAAGTATACCCTAAATATTCCATATATTAAAATTATTTGTTTGTTTGCTTCAACAAAGATATAGAGTAGTATTTAAAAAACCAAGAAATTTTAAATTATTCTATAATATTAAAAAAGAAATACGGAATTATTGGGGAATCTTCTCTATAATCACAATCGAAAGTATAACCTTTATAGATAACATCTAAATCAAATTGTCTATGTTCATTTCCTAAACCATCTAAAAGATATATTTTTATTATATTAACTCTCTCAAAATCATGAATCCATTCTTTAATATGAATAGCAGTACTTATTTTTATTGTTTTTTCATTGTTGAAATTTGAGATGAAAAATCCTTGTATATTATCATTATTAATTATTTCATCGTCGATTTGCATTTCTACTATAAATCTATTTTTTCTTAAAAAGTCCATAGTAAAAAACAACGGTAATCCATAACGTTTCAACATGCCATCTTTAGAAATGTTGTGACCACAAGAAACCTTTTCTATAAATACTGATCTTTTTCTACCTATATAAGTTTCATTGCTGTCCATTAAACCACTTATCTTTATACTTTAGTATTTTTTGCATCTTTATAGCATCTAATATTAAGCCTTTTCCATTATTCAATGTTATGGTGTAGTTTTTTGATAAAGCGTTCTCTAAAGCCTCAAAACTAAGTCTTGTTCCCTCTATGGAAAAGCCTCTTTCTGTGAATTTCACATCAAATGGTCTTTGTGAAGTTTTATCAAATTTAACCAAATAAGCTTTGTTTGAAGGTAATGATTCAGTGGGGGTTTGAACTGGTGCCTGAACTGGCGAACTTTGTTCTGCAAACGTTCTTTTTATTATTGGTGCTGACATTTTTTTTATTACTTTCTTTATATGTTCTGTTATGGCAGAAGTTTGTGTTGTTGTCTGTGAACTTACATCCGGTTGATTTGAAATATTTTGTTGCATTTTTGAAAGTTTTATTTTATCTTCCGCTTTTTTCTTTTGGTCTTCGACACTTTTTTTCATTGTATCAAGTTTTTTCATTTTTTCTTTCTGAGCTTTCATATTTAGACCTTCTGCATTTCTTTTGTTTGGTTCCTTTAATGCACTCATCATTTTCACAGAACCTTGAATAGATAAATTGGATTGTGTTTTTTCATCATCAATGAAAGAATCCATTTTGTCAAAAGTACTTAATGTTTCTTCATCACTTTTTTCATCATCTTCCTGCTCTTGTTCTTTGATTATTTTATTAATTTCAAAAAGAACAGCTTTATCCATATATCTTAAACCAGATTTCATAATAATAAATAGCATTAAAAAAGGAAAGGCCACCATAAACCGGCAACCTTTCAATTCTACTTGTTTTAAGATTAAAACTACTTTTGACCAAATAGGTCTTTCATATGTTTCTCAAATTTCTTTTCAGCAATTTTCCTGGCATCTACCAATTCTTTTTTTCTTACATGCTTAACTTTTTGCGTAGCTTTGAGTCTTTTATTTCTTTTAAGTCCTCTTTTTTGAGTGGCTTTTTTCTTATTAGCTGGTTTTTTCATAATTCTTTTTTTGATAAAAATAAAGCCAAAACAAACTAAAGTAAAGAACTATTATCTACGATTTATTTCATCTCTAACTTGTGCCGCTTTTCTATAGTCTTCATATTCTAAAGCTTTCTCAAGTTCGATGTTTAATTCATCTATATTCATATCAGTTACATTTTTTGTCGGAGCCGGTCCTTTTTCTTCTTCTGGAGTTCTCGTTAATAAATCTTCTTGATTTCTACCTAACAAAGCTGCTATTTCATCTTCATGTTCTGGAGGAAACATATCTTCTGGTTCAGGAATTTCCTCTCCTTGATTCTCATATGCTTCAATTTCACCACTTACAAGTCTTACTATTTGTTTTATTTTTTCTATAGCTCTTGGTCCGTCATGAATTGTGTCATCCATTAATGTCATAAATTCGTCAGGTTCCATTGAGGCCATTTTATTAAGAACATAAGCTATTATGGTATAATCTTCACCTTCTTCGACAACAACAAACGATAATGCATCATGAAGATATTTCCAAAATTGAGGTCCAATTAATTTTAACCAATGCTCATCATAATAAGAATCAGCCTGTTTAACAACTTCTTTAGCCAAAGGTTCTCCATGTTTTTCTTGAATGTCTGACAAATGTTGTAAAAACAAGATTTCAACTGCAGCTTTTGCTACTTCATGTAAAAGAACTGGAAATATAATAGCCGTTGCTTCTGCTTTCACTTCATCTCCTTGAGTATCTAACTTAGAACTTCCCCACATCTGTCTTGCTCCAAATGATTGTTCTACTGGCATTTTCCACATAAATATTTCAACATTTGGCATCATTTTATTATATAAAGGATAAAGTCTTGGGTCAATTCCATCTAATGCATTTTTTATTTCATCAAAAACTTTATGTGCTCTATATCCGGCACCCATCATAAGAGTATTGCTTACAATTCTCTTATTTACATGTTTTTTTATAATTTCTAATTCTTCTGGAGTAAACTGTTGTGCAACTTCTTCTTCTGGATCATCGTTATCTTCAGGTGGTTCGATTTCACCTGGGTTTTTTAATTTAGCATCAATCATTTGCATCACTTCATCAGAAAGACCAAATTTTCTTTTCACAATTTCTTTAGCTAAATTTTCTAATGCCCCTCTATTTCTTCTTTCATAAGTAAGAATCATATTAAGAGCATTTTGAATTTCCATCATGCTCATTGAACCGACGTCACCTAAAGTTCTTACAATTGATTTAAATTCTTCACTTCCTATTTTTTCAATAGTACTTTGGTCAAGTCTTTGTTTTGAAAATAATTCAACATTACCAAAAGGCGTTTCTGATTGTCCTTGAATTCCACTTCTGATTGATGGATGTGGCTCGTGTTCTCCTGGGTCAATATCCATTGGAGCCTCTTTTATAAGGCGCTTCATTCTGGATTTTTCTTTTTCTAACTTAGCCATTTTAACCCACTCATTAAGAAATTCTTCTGTTTTTATAGAATTTTGAATTTCTTTCTTTTTAGCTTTAGGATTTGGCTTTGGAAAAGTTCCGGGCTTAGGTATCTTAATAGGATTTGGACGTCTTTCTCTTTGTGGAGTTATTACCGGAGCTGGCTTAGTTGTTGGAGCAGGCTGTGCACCATTTTCTTTTAAAAATTTTTTGACTCCCTCTGAAATAAACTTTTGAAGTTGTTTTTTGGTAAGTTTTATGTTTTTCATGGTCTCAGTATTATGATTTACATTAAATAGGTCAAATTAATGTGTTTTCATAATCATTAAAACAATTCTATTTCTCCAAAAGATATTGCTTTTAACAAATCATCAATAGTTTGAAGTTGCTCTTTGGTAAAATCCTTTTTTGCCACTATAAATTGTTTTTATTAAATAGTTTTAAATTAAGAAACCATCTTTTTTAGAGATGGCTTCTTTGGTTAACGATAGGTTAAAATTATGAACATTTGCTTGAGGAACAATTTATGCAAACAACGCACCCTTCTTGATAAACAAGTGTATTTTTAGCATTGCAATTAGAACAGGTTTCTGTACTTTTTTCACCATCTAATATGTATTTTTTTAAAGTTCTACCAATTGCTCTTGCAAAAGATGTTATATTTCCCTCTGATTTATTTAGTTGTTCAACAATGAATTTTATATCAGAACCATGTCTCAATGAAAGCGAAATCATACGAGTTAAAGCCTCTTGTTCATCAGTTTCAAAGTGCTCTACAATATTTTCAATTATCATTCCATCTGCATCAAGGTCATATCTTCCTCTTTTCACTTTTGTAAGAGTGCCATTTTTTAATTTTACCGGTAAGTGGATGGATTTTTCTTTAAAAGTAAAAACCTCATAAGGTTCTTCTGAAAGAAGCCCAACAAGAACAATCCATTTTTTACCATCGGTTGTTACGTGATATATATCACATGGTAGTGTTTTTGGTCTATGTGGAGCTGTTGTTTTATTAATTTTATTTGATTTTTCTTCTTCTTTTTTTTCTGCTGAACCAAGAACTTCTGTCATTGTTCCTGCTCTATATGTAGTTCCTCCTTTTACGGTTTTAGTGTTAAATAAATCCATATATAGTTTTTTGAAATTTTCAAATGGGTAATCACTTGGTATATTTACCGTTTTACTCATTGCTGAATCAATATATTTAGACATAACCTCCATTGTTTTTGAGTGTTCGTCAATTCCTAACTGAACAGTTGTTGCCGCCCATTCAGCAGTATTTTCCCATTTGTTTTTTAATTCAAGGAAACGAACAGCATAATCTTTAACAACAGTTTCTCTTAATAGCCCTCTTGATTTATCAATCTTCCAAGAATATCCATCAAAATCTGTTTTTAATAAATTTTCATCCCCTTCCTTAATCCATTTCCACGACTGTAAGTTATCTGAATTAAGAGAAGATGGTTGTGTATTAAAGGCTTTATTCTCCCAATCAATATTGGAAGGCACAACAAGACCTTCTGGTGGATAAGGCATCATTGTCGTTCTTGTATACGTAGGCATAAATACTGGTTCTAAACCACCACTTACAACATTTGCAAAAATAGAAGAGTTTCCTGTCGGTTGAATAGAAAGTAAGTGGGAATTTCTGATTCCATATCTTTCAATCATAGATTGAGTTTCAGTGGAAAGATTTGAAATAAATTTACTTGCAAGATATTTTTCTTTATCAAATAATGGAAATGCTCCTTTTTCTTTTGCAATTAAAGAAGACGCCTGATAAGATTCATTTGCTATAAATTTCATTAGATTTTCTGTTATTTCTAAAGCGTAATCAGAACCATATCTTATATTTAACATCATTAAAGCTGAACCATATCCCATAATTCCAAGTCCAATTCTTCTTTTGCTTTTTAGATTTTCTTTTTGAGAGTCAAGAGGTACACTAGTTATATCATTAACATTATCCATGAAACGTATTGCTATTGGTATTATTTCTTTAATTTTTTTATAATCCCAATCTTTTTTTTCAAAATCAATAAATTGCGTTAAATTTATTGAGCCAAGTAAACAGACACCGCCAGTTGGAAGTAATTGTTCACCACAAGGATTACTTGCTGATATATATTCATTATAATATAAATTATTTAATCTATTAATTGTATCAACGAAAAGAACTCCTGGTTCATTTCTGTTATATGTGGATTTCATTATTAAATCCCATAATTCATTTGCATTTTTATAAGTTTTATAAATAATTACTGGATAACCTTTTTCTTTCCATTTTTTCAGGTTTCCATCCCACTCTTTATTATATATATCTTTATTAAAATCAAAATCAGGAAATTCCAAATTCCAAGGAAGATTATTTTGTACAGATTTCATAAATTCATCCGTTATTAAAAGTGACATATTAAATTTTGTCAACCTTCCAGGTGTTTGTTTTGCTGTTATAAACTCCTCAATATCAGGATGATAACACGACATTGTTACCATCTGGGCACCTTTTCTTATTTTTCCTTTTGCTTTTTCGTTTTTTGACTTTTTACCACTTCCTTCTGTTATCACAGCAGATTGTGTATCCCACATATCAAGCATTCTAACAGAACCAGGACTTTCATTCCCAATCCCTTCAATAAATCCACCTCTTGGCCTCATTGTATCAGCACAAAATCCATAACCACCTTCAGACTTTAAAATAAGAGCTTGTCTTCTTAAAGCCGACAAGATTCCTTCCATAGAATCTCTGTCTTCTCCAACGAATCCATCTACAAAACAATTAATATAAGTGGTGCCCTTTATTCCGGTTCCAGCATTTGATGTAATTCTTCCTCCTGGAACGAATTTAAAATCTTCAAGCGCCCACATAAACTGATTTGTCCAATATTCTTGATTTAATTCTACTTTTGCTAAATCTTTAGCAACCCTCAATTGAGTTTCATCAATTGTTTCATTTAAATATTTATATGTTTGTTCATAAATTTCTTTACTAAATTCATCTACAAATTTCGTCCCTTTTATTTCTTTTAATTTTCCTTTTGTTTGATTTTCCATTGTTTCTATTGCCATTTGTTTTAATTTATTTTTTGTTGAATTAAATAATAAGTATTTTTCTTAATGTTCAGAGAAAAGAGGATAGTCCTAAAAAGAAATGCTAAAATAATAGAATATTTTAATTACGATTTCTAATTTGAGCTTCCATAGTTAACGCCTTAATGCCGGATTTTATATTTGCGTTATTTTCATCTTCTATTTGTATATCTATTTTTGAAGTGTCAAAGATCATTCTTAACGAATATCCATCTTCTCCATTTCTGTTTTTTAAAACCATCATTGTGGCTTTCTTAATAACTTTATCCTCATCTGGTCTCGCAATTCCTAAAATAATATCAGCTGTTTGTGCTTTACCAAGGCTTTCAGAGATTGTATCGAGACCGAACTTGTCTTTATTCATTGAACTATTATGAGTGTAAATGTCATTTGCAAAAAACATATGTGCATCCTCCACTGTTATATCAACAGTTTCTTCTTCTCCAATTAATTCTATGGACATTATTTCATCTTCTAAAATGTCTATTATTGACTCACTTACTATATTCTGTTTTTTCATTTTTTATAAAATTTATACATTTTTCTATTATTTGTTTTTTGTCGTTTTTATAATCTAACTCTGGTATTCTTAACACTTCATATCCTTTACTAATTAAAAAACAATCTCTCAAAATATCTCTTTCTTTTTGTTTCGTGGATGAATGCCAAAAATCACCATCAAATTCTATTATTTTATTTTCAAATTTAAAATCCACACTTATAACATATATATCATTTTGATATGTATAAAAAACATGTTCCTCATTAAGTTCTGCAAAATAACATTTACTTTTTTCGAATTCATCAATTTGTTCATATATGCTCCAAAACAATTCTTGTGATATTTTACTATAATTTTTTAAAAATCTTCCATTAATAATAAGCTGTGTAAATCGTTCTTGTCTTTTTATGGGACCAACAATTGGACCATACCTTTCTATATAACCCTCAACAGAATTTGAATAAGAAACTTTTTTACAATATTCTTCGTATCTTTTTTTGCCATCAACCTCACCGTATCTTTTTTTAAATGCTTTTAAACTTGTTTTATCCATTGATTTGCAATATTTTTCATATTCATCTTTACCTTTTTCTTCGCCATGCTTTTCAATATACGTTTCAAGAGAATTCCTTTTTGACATTCTAATTGAATTTTCATTCCAAATTCTTGTACCTTCTTCTTCTCCATATATCTCAATGCGCCTTTCTAATGTGGACCCATTTTTCCAATCTCCTTTTTCTTTTTTCTTTTGAATTCCGACTCTCCATTTCTCTAAATAAGAATTCCATCTTTTTAAACCCTCTTCTTCTCCATATCTTTCGGTCATTATTTCTAATGATACACTTCTTTTACTTTTTCTAATTTCATCCCAAATTTTATTACCCTCATCTTCTCCTAATTTAACAATAAGTTTTTCAAGAGTGACAACACATTTTTCATTTTTTTCATCAAATTGCTTTTGACCCTCAACCTCTCCATATCTTAATATGAAAGATTCTAATGATGATGAATTTCTATTAAATTTTTCTTTTATTAATTTTATTCTCGTTATCCAATCACATTCTATATTATTTATTATAAAGTCTACTATTAATTTAAAATTGTTATGTATAAAAATTTTATTAAATTCTTCTATAATATTTGTTAATTGTTCTTTTTGAAACTCATTAATTTTATTAACATCTAAACATTTTAAAGATTTAATATTTAATAATTCTTCTATTGTTTTAAACTTTTTTATTTTTTCCATACATATAAATAGTATGAAAATAAAATTTTGAGAGCGACACAAACTACTTTTTAGAAAATAAAAAATCTCCTTTTGATAATCCGCTTTCTATAGATTTATATTCATTATTTTTTATTGGAAAAAAATGTTTTGAAGAACATAATATTTCCTTTCCGCTTTTTAGTTTAATTTTATACACACTTTGTTTTTCAATTGGGAAAATATTAATTACTTTTTTAAAACCAAGATGTGTCAAAATTAAATCATTAACTTTTAAGTATTGTATTTCTTTTTTACCATCTGGAGTATCAATTAGAGAATTTAACCCTAAACATCTTCCACTCTGAGAAGCTGTCCAGATTGGAATATTCATTTCCATTGCCATTCCTCTCAGACCTTCATAAATTGAAGTCAGTGCAAATCTTTTTTCTGAAAAACTTGATGTAGCCTTCATTATGTCAGCATAATCAATAATAATTACATCTGGCACAATACCTTCTCTTTCTAAAACTTTAAGATGCGATTTAATAGTATTTAAAGACGCTGAACCAGTTGGAAATTCCTTAATTATAAGATTTCCACCTTGTTTTGAAATTTCTAAAAGAGTTTCTCTTATTACATCAGGATATTCAATAACATCTTTTAAAGGTAAACCGGTTAAACACGAATCTATTCTATTGCCAATAGCACTTTCCTGTAACTCGAGTGTATAATATATTACTTGTTTTCCTGCCTTTAATGCAGTACACGCAAATTTTACTAACATCATGGATTTTCCTCCACCAGTTGGAGAAAGTATAATTCCAAGCTCTCCACCAGCAAGACCTCCACCTATTTTTGAATCAAGACCACTCATTGCCGGAATTGGAGTTCTATATTTTTTTATTAATCTCTTTTCCATATCCTTAAGATAATTGTGACCACTACTTTTTGGCTCACCAACCTTAAGCGCTTCGGAAATTATTTGAGCTATATTTTCATAATCTCCCTTTTCCCAATTATCAACAGCATCAATAAGTCCCTTTTTTAACGATTGTTTACGACAAAAATTTAAAGCAATATCTTTTACATTAAGCTTATCAGTAATTCTCTGTTCTTCAATAAGCCGGATTAATTCAATGAGATTGTCTTTTAATTGTCCTTCGAGTTCTTTTTCGTTTACTATATCTCTAAGAGTTTGATATTCTGGTATAATATTGTATTTTGTAACAAAATCAAGAATATGCCTAATTAATGTTTTGATATATATACCATCAAAATATTCCGGCTTTAAAATATCTATAATTTGTGTTGAGAATTCGCCTTGTTTATCTTCTATTATAACTTTGATTAACTTTTTTTGAAAATTTAAATCCAGTAAGGTAAGGGGCTGATTAACATTTTTTATTGCACTATTAATTTCAGTATTTTCCATGTCACGTATTTTTATAATACCAATATGATATTATTCCTGCTTTAACACAAACCTGTGCGTTTGCTCCAACAAACACAGATTCGATTCTTTTATTATGTTGCAAATGTATTTAACTTTTTTCCATTCCAGAGCTTAATAAATAAAAACTATTAACAAAATAAAAGATTATTATTAACCAGCTTACTTTATTAAATAGGCTATTATTTAAAGAACAATTTTAAATTCGTTTAGTTGATTTTAGACGTTTTTGTGGTGGATATCAACTTTTTTCTATGTCATGATTTTCTGACCACAACTTATCCATTTGTTCTTTTTTAATTTTCTCAAGAATTTCCTGCTCACTCTTTCTGAGTTCTTCTTGGATTTTTCTAACAAAATCTACCATCAGAAAATGTAAACTACTTTTTTCAATTGATTCCGGCGAGTATTTATCTGCTGGAAAATCTCTTTTAACAACAATAACTTTTCCATTATATTCAAGTTTTAAAGAGAAAAAGTTAGCTGTTTTCCCAGCCTCGTTTAATTTTTTAATAAGTTCTTTATCTTTTTTTTCCATTTTAATTTCCTAAAATTTTCCGTGAATACTCAGTTTCTTTGGCAACCAACCTAAAAAATGGCCGGAAGAAAAAATCCATATTTTCTTGCCATACTAATTTATTATAACCATCTTTTATCATCATTTTCATCGCATTTGATATGCTTCTTTGTGTAAAACTGTTGTCTTCTACAATTACACATTCTCGTATGGTTTCAATTTCTTCAATAGCTTCTTCTGTTAAAAACGGATTATGTAAATCCATAAGCTTTTTATTACGCTCTATAGTTCTTCTGCATCCAATTATTTTTTCAAATAATTTTATTTTTTTATTTTGATATAATTCTACCGCTTCTTTAATAAATCGTTCGATGTCGTACACTTCATCAGCAAACCTTGGAAAGTATTTTAAAATGGATTTTTCAGCCACTCCGTCTACTCCTGGAATGCAATCTGATGTGTCTCCTTCAAAACATTTCATTATCAAAGAATTTTCCGGAATATAACCAAACGTTTCTTTGAAGTTATTATATGTAATCAAGAAATTATCTGATGGTCTAAGAACCGAAACTCCTTCTGAAATTAACTGATAATAATCTTTATCAGAACTGAATATTACAATATTTTCTTCCGGCTCTTTTAAAAGAACATATTTTGCTATTAAATCATCCGCCTCAATCAAATTTACTTCTACTTGCCTAATATATAATTCTTCTAAATAATTTTTAACTTTTATTTTTTGAGTTAACTGGCTGTATTTTTTTGCAGCCTCATGACCGGTTTCTTCCTCTGTAAGAAGATATGATTCTTCGTCCCAGCTTTTATCCCTATTTTCCTTGTAGTGAGGGTAGATATCGTGTCGGAATTTTCCGCCTGCGATTCCGTCCCACATCGCAACTACGCGGTCCGGTGACTCTTTGTTTATCACAGCTCGTAGACTTTCTAAAAAACCAAAAGAACCTCCACAGTGTTCGCCTTTAGCAAACATGTTTTCTCTTTTTTTAAAATTTCTTTTAAGATTCCAATCCGAGTCCAAAATCAACACACGCATAATTTTATTTTTTATTTAACTTCTTTTGATATTAGATTCTTTGAAAGTATAATTTTGAAACTTTTCTTCATATTTTTCAGTGAAAGTGATGATTTTCTCATCATGTAATTTTTGTAATTCTTCAAAAGAAATTTTATCTATATCTATCAGTTCGTATGTAAAATTATTAAGTTCACAAAATTTTTCAGCAGCCAATTTTTTAGCAAGAACAGCTGGAGAATTATGTAATTTTTGTGGTTTACATTCAATTATTCGTTTACCTTCAATTACAAAATCAGGAAAATAATTTCTTGTTTCACCAGTATAATCAATGTATTCGATTTTATATTTTTGAGATTCTCCTGTTTCCCATTTTAATTCTTCTTTTTCTATAACATTAATCATATAAGACAATTCTCTTAAACTTCTGAAAAACCAATTTTTATACCAACCAGACCAACCGTTACCGGAGCCATTTGGAGATGGTTTTCCAAACATTGGATTATTTTCTCCAGACGAATTTTTGCTTTGCAATTTTAACCACTCGTCATTTCTTTTATTTCCTTCTTCTTCTCCTAATTTTTTTATCCAAATATCTTTCAGAGTCCCTCTACCAAATGCTGGATTGTTTTCACCAGAAAGTTTTTCACTTATTTTTTTTCTAAACTCGTCTGTTTGTTGTCGCTCTTGAAAATTTGCCCAAGATTCTGATGTTTGATGTGAATTTTGTATTTTATTTATAGTTTCTTGTGAATGTGTTTTTCCATAAAATGAATTTTTATCTCCTTTACTACCACAAGATTTACATAATCTTTTTTCTTTTTCAGCCTCATCTCTATCAAATTTTGCGACATATGATATTTCTTCTACACACTCTGGACAGTTTCTGTAATATTTTTGTTCTTTTTTATTTTTATAAAATTCTTTAATTAAAGGCTGTATGGATTTTACGAACTTTTCCCAACGCGCTCCATTTTTTTGAAATAAAATTATTATTTTATCATTTGTATCTGCGTCAAATTTGTGAAGATAAACTTCTTTCATCTTAATTTCATTTTCTTCAAAAAACCTATTATTAACACATTTTCTACAGAGTTTTTTCTTTCTTTCAGAATTGTTTCTGTTTTTTTTATTTGTGTAATAAATATTTTCATTACATTGAGGACAATTTCTTTCAAATTTTTCTTTTTCCATGATTTATTTTTATTATAAATAGAATAATTATTCCAGAATCACTTCAACCTAAAAACATTTTTAACACCGGCTAATCATTTCCATATTTATCCCAGTCTTTTGCAAATTTTAATTCCCAACTATCCTTGTGTTGCTTTTTATATTCATCAATTGCTTCTTTGCTATCCATAATAAATCCGTGTGCTGTACAAATTATTTTTGCCTTAACAGAAACATTGGTAATGTGATTTTTTTCCACAACAATTGATGTTTTAATAGCATAAGCCATTTCTACGCCATCTTTTACCGCATAACACTTTGTTGAATTTGATAAAATTCCACCCATTCTTATTGATAAAGTGGCTGCTTTTAAAACGCCACGACCTCCGTATGGAGTCAATGTATTAGCCATTGTACCTTGATAAGCATGATTAACAACAAATAAAGTGGCATTATAAGGATATTCTTCTTTTCTTGTATCAGAAATTCTTTTTTCAATTATTCGGTGAATTTGTTGTGTTAATAATTTTGCAGTTGCCATAATTGCACTAGTATCACCTTTTTCGTCCGCCCTTAGTTCTGCCCCCGAAATAACGTTTCCGATAGAATCCCAAACAAACACAATGTCAGTAGGAAGTCTTCCTTCTTTTTGATCTCTTAACCTTTCTTTAATAAACTCACAACAATCTTCTACTGTCTCTAATGAATCAACATATATCATATTATCTTTATCTACTCCCATAGTTTCAGCATGCTCCCAATTGAACTTTTTTTCAGTGTTGATTAATATTGGAAGTATGCCTTTTTTTTGAGCATTTGCCATCAATTCTAATGCTACGCTCGATTTTCCAGAATCTTCGAAACCCCAGCAGGCTATTACCCTCCCTTCTGGGATCCCCGGTAATTGGGTGGTTTCCATAAATGCTTTACTCATAGGAATCCATGAATCTGGTTTGTAATTTACAATAGGAATTTTAATTTCTTTTTGATAATCCGCCAAAGAAAAATTACTTTTTGATTTTATTTTAATTTTCTTTGCTTCCTTCTCAGCCGGTTCATTCTCTCCAGAAAACTTTGCTTCCATTTCTGCCTGAGATAATCCATCAACTACCTCATTGTCTTTTTTTGTTTTTGCCATTTTTTTGCTCCTTATTTTAGTTAATTATTATTCATTAATCTTTGGTTCGAATTTTACCCAGTCAAGACTTTTGTCATCTTTTGTTGTTAAGTACACCACGCTGGTATCTTTCTTTTGCTTTCCGAAATTCAAAGTTGACTTACATTTTTTACATCTCACATAAGCATATTCAAAATTATCTTCTTTCGTTACATGACCATGCAAGAACAAGTCATCATTTCCACATATTCCACATGTGTCAACGTCTCCAAATGATAATTTTGAAGACTCTATTACCACCTCATGAAAAGAAGGTGCGGACAACATAAAAGTATAGACATTCTTGCCTATCTTTTTTTTAACAACCATTTCAATTTTTGCCATTTTATTATTTTAACCGGATAAGACCAGATTTTACATATGCAAATAAAACGAGTAGAAACATAAAAAGCAAGTTACATCACATTATTATTAAATTTATTTTAAATGCGTTGTGTTTACTTTTTAAAAATAAAGTTTTTTATTACATAATGGCAATACCAAAAATTAACAGATTTAATTCCAAGCCATTATATTATCTTCAAATGCTACATGAAGGAAATATTTTCACTTGGAAGATTGAGAACTTTACAATAACATCAACTCCTCGTTTTAATTTTATTTCAACAAATTTTGCCGAAGTTTCACATAAGGATGAAAATATTATAGAATTGGAATTAAATGCAGAATCATACTTAAATGATACACTTTTAACCAGAATTGTACTTGTAGAAAAAATTGGTAATAAAAAAGTAGAAATAGGAGACCCTTTGATAAGATGGGCACTTCATGATTTACAAAAAATTCCTTTTATAAATACAAGAGATTTTTTAATTAAAACATTAATAGAATCACCAGTGGAAAGAAAAATATTTTTAGAACAATGTGTATTGTTAAAATACCAGACATCAGATTTATGTGATTACAACCTTGAAGAACAGTTTGAACAAGTTCCAACCATTATAAAACTTAAATTAAAACCAAAAATCATAATGCAATATCCATAACTACAACAAATGATAGGATTTTTCGTTTAAACAGTTATGAAACAATCAACAATCAAAGAAAACCAAGAAAAAATAAAGGATACACCATGGACAAAACTTGGGATAAAGGTAGATTTATGTTCGTTTTTGACGAGGAAAGTGTTGGTTGAAAAGTTTTCTCCTCAAAAAGCTAAAAAAATAGAAATGCGTAATTTCTTTATTTCGAAGATTGATGGGTGTGAATTATACGTGAATGATATCTATCC